CATGCCTTCACCTTCTCGATCACCCACCGCACGAGAGCCTCGCCCTCCTCCGACCGCAGCACAGCCGCGAGGTGCGAGACGAGTTCGTCGTCCACCTTGGTGCCGCCCGTCTTCGCCGCCAGCCACTCGCAGCAGTCCGCCACGACGAGGGCCTTGCGGTGCGGGTCAGGCGTCGCGAGGAACGCTTGAGCGAACGTGAGAATCGGCGCCCATTCCTGAAAGAGCCGGATTTTCTCCCACAGAGACAGGTTCGAGCCGTACTGGTTGTCGGTGGTCATAGATGCAGCCCTCCTGTGCCGCTTCTTTCACCGTAGCAACTCGAAACTATGCACCTGAAGTATCGATCAAGTCTTCGATCGACATTCCATCGCCGTCGTTTTGGAAGACCGACTCGGAGATGACCCGAATCTCGACCGGCGGAGGCGAGAGCGTTCCGCCCACGAGCCGCTTGGCCCGCTCTTCGTCAGACCAAGATGCCTGAAACTCCAGGCATTTGGCCCGAATCTCCTCGGGCGTCGGCAGATAGGCCCGTCTCGTGCCAGACTTCGAGTTGTGCCAACTCTCTCGCCGGGGGAGCCCCAGAGACCGCCGCGTTACATCGCAGCGGTCAGCCGATATCTTCAGCGTCTCGGCTATCACTCGGGTCGGCGTTCCCGCCAACCACATCTTCGTGAAGGTCGCCGTGCAGACCTCCACTTTCTTTTTCTTCTTCGCCATCGGGAACCCAGAAGGACACGACCCGCTGCGACGGGTTGAGGTAACAGTCCCCCCCACAAGTCCTCCAGTGGGCAACGTGTTCGCAGTCGCCGCCCCTGTAAGTCCCCTCCAGAAAGTTTCGAGTTCGGTAGACGCCCAACTGGCCGAAAGCCGAGTTCATCCGCACGGGCTCGCTCCCCACCGGCGGGTGCCAGAGGTGGAACCAGAGTTCCGAGCGTTCGTCCCAGTGATTCCAGCGGCAGGCCCAGGCGTCGTACTGCGCTTCGACGATTGCGTTGCCGAACTGCGGCATCCGCCACTTCGCCCAGGAGTAGGAGGCCATGCCGGCCGCCTGCCCCCAGTCCTGGCACCACGAGTCGGGCTCGTCGAGGTCGCCTTCGTAATCTTCGAGCCAGCCAATCGAGTTGGCGATGCCGTTGATCGACCAGCCGCCCCAGGGGTCGGCGTCGAACACAATCGTGTACTCGAAGTCGGGGCAGTTTCGCCGCACCCAGTGACGGCACTCGTTGCGATACTCGGCCAGCGCGAACGTGCGGTCGGCACTCTTGGTGTAGTTGAGGTGAGGCCGGTTCTTCGTGTTCAGGCTCACGGACATGCGGTCGCTCTGCCTGACGTACTCGGCCAGGAAATCCTTCGTTCCGTCGATCGAGTCGTTCTCGTAGACGAAGCACCGCCAGTCGCGAAACAGGGCGCCCGTGTCCTCGACTCGCTTCATCGTCAGGCCGAGCCACGGCATCGCATTGCGGCAGATGGCAACGAAGGCCACCCGCATCTCCGACGCCTCCTGCCGTCCGTAGTCCACTCGATCCCAATACTGGCGAAGGTGCGACGGGTCGGGCGGCAGAATGAGGTCAGGGTCGTGTTTCGCGATCTCTGCAAGCGTCATGGTCGCCATGTTGGGAACACCTTCGCTTCGATTGCCGCACCGGGCTCGGCAGGCCAGAAATGTGCCAGCACTTCGCCGGCGCTAATGGATGTCGTGAGTTCCGGATACACGAACCAGCCGTCGAGCGACGGGCGATTTTCAGGCGGCGGCTCGCGGTGAACGTGCCACGTTCGGATGTCGATGGCAGGGTTGAAGACTTCGCAGCCTCCGCGAACCATCTCGCCCAGGAATGCGTTTTCGCAGCCGACGTAGCCGAGCGGGATGTCCGACAGACGCTGTGGTCTCCCGACCTTGCCGCCGACGAACACCCAGGTGTCCTGAGTTCCCGAGAAGAACCGTTCGCCGGCCATATGGCCCAGCATTCTGGGGCTCACGGGCGAGTCCCATCGCGTCAGGGCGAACAGCCGCATCGGCTTGCAACTGCCTTCGATCGACTTGATCGTTGCGTCGAACTTGATGTCGGAGTTCGCCAGGACGCAGACTTGCCCCGCGAGCGACTGCGAGGCCAAGTCGACGAAGTCGCCGTATGTCCACCGCTTCTTGTCGCCGTCGACGTAGACGCACTGCTCGAACAGGCCGCTCGACTCGTTCGCCTCCCGAACTTCCGCCAACTCGCTTCGTCGATGGCTGTCCCCGGGCTCGTACCACTGCGACAGGAGGATCATGGTCTCGCGATCAGCCAACAGTGGCCCGGGTGAGCCGTCGGGTCAGGGTGACGGTGAAGTTCGACCCGCTTGCCGAGCCGCCACAGTTCTTCGGCGACGGCGTGTCGCGTGTCGTGGCACTCGACGACGAACACCGTTCTCGACCACCGGCCGTCGGCAGAGCAGCCAGCCAGCACGGCCTGCTCGGCGCCCTCGACGTCGATCTTGACGAAGTCAGCGCCATCGGGGTGTTGCGAGTCGAGGGTCACCGTGCGAACGAGCGATGTCGACTCGACCGGCGCCTGGGATTGACTCCCCGCTCCGACGGGATGATCTTCGAGCAGCGAGTTCTGCGCCGCGTCCGGCCGGAGGTAGAAGGCGCTCTCGCCGTCTCGGCCCGCCACGGCGGCCGCGACGACCGTGGCGTTCTCGATCTTCGGAATCTTGTCGACGGCTCGCGGGTCTGGCTCATAGGCCACGACGTTCGTGAACGTCTTCGCCAACTCGACCGTCCAGTCTCCGACGTTGGCCCCCACATCGATCGCCAACTGATGCCTCGTGAGCATCGCCATTGCGCGACCGGCCGGCAGCACGAGCCACTGTTCTTCAATCATCAGACCCTCGTCAGAGTTCCGGAACGAAAGGACGGCAAGCACCAGCGGTGACGGCCCGTGCCAACGATTCGCCGCTGCTCTTCTTCCTCAGACCAGCCGGCCCGGATCTCGGCGGCCCGTTCGGCGATCTCTTCCAAAGTCGGGCCGGTCTCGTGTTCCTTGAGATCGTCGAGTGACAGGCCGAAGTCCTTGACCTTCTTGTAGATCATGTTCCGAGTGACGCCGAACGTCTTGGCGAGTTCGATGGTCGAGTAGTGAGTCGGAATCGCTTCGCGGAGGTTGTCTTTGCTCAGGTACATGACCGTCTTCCTTTCGTCTGCCCGAATGGCTCCCCCCGGCGAGTTCAGTCTTGCGACCGCGACTCGCCGGGAGGAGACCACCGGAGGGGACTGTTCGAGACAGCCAACGCCAGTCGTTGGCCGTCTCCTGTGTCGTGGTAGAGCCGAACGTCGGTGAACTTCAGGTCGACGGCGGCCGCCATCGACTCCACCGTGAAGACCGCGATCGGGCTGTTTCGGTCGAGGTGGCCGCCGGCGATGAGCAGGGTGGCAGAGGCGGCAAACAGCCCCTGCCGTCGACGCTCCGCGAGCGTGAACCCTTCGAGCGTCGGCGTCCCGTGGATGCGACGCGAGGCCGCCCAGGACACAACCCGCTGGGCTCCGTCCCGGATCAGCACGATCGGTGTTCGCGATCCGTCGCGATTCATCACATCAACCTGGAGGCTGCTGCCCGCCCGCGTGAGCGAGGCGCTGATGGCCCTGGCATCGAGATCGCTCAGGGCTCCGACGGTTGTGGTTATCGCTTCCAGACAACTATTTGTCAATGGATTTTTCATGCACTCGCACCTTCTTGGGATGCTCGACGTTGATCTTCACCGCAGTCTTGGCCGCAGGCTTGTTGCCCTTCCACTTCACGGTCGCCTTCGCCACAGATCACCTCGCTTTCCGTCTCGATCCAGACTCTCGCGCCGCACGGCAACGGCTCGTGCGGACTGTGAACGACTCGCGACGGGCCGCTGATCGAAACTTCGTGGGCTCGCCGAGACTTGATTGGCCTGGCGTGCCGAGACTTGCTGGCGTAAGTCTTGACCGTCAGGGGCGGCTCGCTCCGCCGTGCTTGCGGTTGCTCGCGATCACCTGTTGGTGAACGTGAATGATCGTCGTCACGACTCCACCCCCTGCCCTCGCACAAACACCGGGGCGTTCGGGTTGTCGGTGCATTTGCTCAGTGTGTTGAACACGAAGTAGGCGACGGCCTCCTCTTCGGTGATATCGCCCTCGCCGATCACGATGTCGATGCACAGGTCGTAGTCGTAGACCGCGACGGGTGTCTTGGAGACCGTGAAGCCCATGTAGGCCGACTCGTACCCGCGACAGACGAGGGCATTGGGGTTGGCGGCCCGCAGGGGACGGTAAATCTTGCTCGGGTCACAGTTTTCAAACGCTGCCACGGCGATCATTTTTGTCGAGTATCTCTTCGGCCTGTGTTTTGCTCGTCACGACCTCCGCGACGGCCCCTCCGATGTTTCGTAGTTCGCCGATCACATGAACCTGGAGCGGCGTCGGCTTCTTGCCGGGCTGTTTGACTTCGAGCCACACGGCCCGGCCGTGCTTGACGCAGAGCAAGTCGGGAATGCCGGGACGCTGGAAGGCGCCGCCGGCGACCTTCAAGACCCACCAGCCCCGCTCCTTGGCGGACTTTTGGATCGATTTCGTTATGGTGGATTCAAGGGGCATGGCGTCGCATCGCGTCCGCAAGCCTCGGAAAGAGTTCACGGAACTCATCGTCGGACATGGAACCCTTGGCTAGATTGAGAATGAGGCAGATCATCCGGACGTTTCCTGGGACATAGCCAAGGCTGCTATCGATTCGGTCGAGTGAAGGCTGAAGCGGATGCCAGTTGAAAGGCCCACAATAGAAGGGCTCATTCGTCAACTGACAGACTCCTGCCTCAATCCCCGCATTGACCCACTCGCGGGTGATTTCAAACGGCAGGCCCTTCTTCTTCGCGCGTTTTTTTGCGCCATTGAACAACATCGCAGCGGGAGGAGGCCGGTGCCTTTTGTTTCTCTTTCGATAGAACTCGGGGTCGCATTTCACCTGCCTTTGCTGCCACGCTCTGTGAGATTTATGGCAGCAAGTTTTGCAATGGCTTCGCAGTCCGTATTTGCCCCCACGTTTGGCGGTATATTCGCCATGCGGCAGAAACAGCCCACACCTATTGCACCGCTTCAGAAGCGGCTCGGCTTCGCTTACAAGAACAAGCGACACTTGTCAGTCTCTCGCGGGTTTCCCCTCCGCGAATGACTAAGTCCACATGAACAGCGGCCCGTTCTCGCCGACATACGCTCCGAGCGTGTTCAGGGAGAAGAACTCTTCGGCCTCGTCCTCGGTCATGCCGTCTCGGCGGACGAGGATCGCGATGCACTTCTTGGCGTCGTAGATGGCAACGTGTGGATGGTGGTAGTTCGCCGTGTAGCCGATGAGGGCCTTCTCGAACCCGTCGGCGAGCAGGGCCTCGTCGTTCAACTCGGCGAGCGTCTCGGAGATTTCGTCGAACCGGCTCATGCCGGATAACCTCCTCGAACGACGCCGTGTCCAGGCGGCCACTCAGGCAGTGTGAGCCAGAAGTCGCCAGCACGGAGGTCGCCCATGTTGGCGACGAAGCCGGAGTCCTGAGTCGCGTCGTGCATCTCGACGAGTGCGTTGGGGTGCTTGGGATGGAAGCAGTACCAGACTCCGTCCGCGAGCCAGCCCGCGAAGATGCGGTAGCCGCCGTCAATCGTGGTCTGGCCGACGATCACGACCGTCTTCTCGGCTGGCATCTGCTCGACGACGGGAACCCAGGGGATGGTCACGACGACTCCCACGGTCGAGCGAGCAGATCGATCTCGACGTACTTCTCGTCCTGGTAGGTGCCGGCGAGCGAAGCGATCACATCGTCGGCCGCGATGTAGCCCAGGATTTCAACCGTGCGGTACTCGTCGTCGACAACCCTGGCGCCCCACACGATCTTGCCCGCGTCCTTCTTGCGAACCTTGACGGCGTTGCCGGTACGGACGCGACGAACCTCGATGTCGTCGCCGACGTCCGCGAGGTGCTTGTACTTGCTGTGGTCGCCACGGCACCAGACGCCACCGTGCCAATACTTGCCCGTGTACTTGGCGACCGCGAGTTCGCAGATGGCGGCGGCCGGCTGGGCCAGACGGTCTTCCTGCATCCGCGAGCGATCGTAGTAGGAGGCGTCGTCGACACCCCAGTTGGCCGTGAAGCGACCGATGCCCACGGCGAAGGCTCGCTCGTATTCCCAGGGGTGGAGTTCGATGATGGGGTTCATACTGCAAGTTGACGGCTCCGAAAAGCGGAGCCGTATTTCACTGTTTTTGCGATGCCAGATGAGCGTCAAGAATCTCGTCGTCTGTCGCATCGAACTTGGAGTCGCGACGGCAAAAAAAGCCCGCTAGGCTGTCGTCGACGAGCATCGCGAGCCTGGAGTAGTACGGCCAGTAGTGGTCGTTGATGAGCCACTGGCCGTCGTGCCGCCTCTCGATGCGGTCGTACCAGCGTATGCGTTCCCCGATGAGCCTCGCGCCGATTCGTCGCCTGCCTGCGCCGGCTGCCTGCTTCGCATACATCAGAAATAGGTCGAACACTTCGGGGTGGCTGGCGTGGTATGCCTTCCATGAATCAAATCGCGCTTTTTCGCTGGCGAGTTCGCGGCTTGTCATGCGAACAAACTCCCCTGCCCCACCGCGACTCGCGGCTTCTTCCTCGCCACTCCCGCCTGCGCGATCCGCTCCTCAGCCAGGGCGATGTAGTCCGGATTGAGTTCGATGCCGACCGAGTCGCGGCCCAAGACTTTGGCGACGGCAAGAGTTGTGCCGCTGCCCGCGAACGGATCGAGAACGACGCACGGCACGGGCTCGTGCGGCTCGCACTTGCACGACTGCTGCCAGCCGAGAGTTTCGACGGCCACGCCAGCCACGCTGTTCGCACAGGAGTTGCCCGTGCCGGCCTCGCCCGTTCGCTTGACGTAGTCGGACGGTCGCGGCCGGGTCAACTTCGTCCGCTTCGTGATCCGCTCCCACGGTGAGCCGCAGAGGGGGCAGGCCCCTCGCTGGGATGTACCAGCCTTGATACAGGTCTCGGCCAGTTCCGGAGGCATCGTGGCGAAGTGAGCGCCGGCGTAGGGCTTCGTCGCGATCCGCCAGACGGAGCGGCGGTTGCGGGAGCCGATCTCGGACGGCTCCTTGATTGCCTCCGCGTCAAAAAAGTAGACAGGCCGCTTCGTGAACAGGAAGACGTACTCGTGGGCCTTCGTGCAGCGGTCTGTCACGCTCTCGGGCATCGGCGAGGGCTTGTGCCAGATGATGTCCTGGCGAAGCACCCACCCGTCGGCCTGGGCCGCCAGGGCCAGCCGCCACGGGATGCCGAGCAGTTGCTTGCCGTCGCCGTAGGAGTCCCCGACGTTGAGCCACAACGTCCCATCGTCGCGAAGCACTCGATGGCACTCATGGAGAACCGCGACCATCCGGTCGATGTACT